CTTCGGACGCGTCGTCCCACCCTTCTCGACGCGAAAGGGCTACGGCTGGTTGGCCAACAACGGCGATCCGGTCCCCGTCTTCTTCTTGATCCACCCGGCTGCCGGGCTGCGCAACCGCTTCGTCAAGCAGTGGTTCGAGGAGGACTTCAAGTGGGCGCTCACCGCGAACCTTCCGTTCCCGCCGTGGGGTGCGACCGCTTGCGTCGTCACGACCGCCGAGGACGCGCAGCAAGCCTGCGCCGAGCTGCGGCTGTCGGACTGGTTCGCGTTCGACGTGGAGACCGCGGGGGAGATGTACTCCCCGGACTTCCGCGTGCTCTCCCTCGCTGCGGCCTCGTACGGCGGCACCACTCCGTGGGTTTGGGACGGTGCGGCTCTCGGCAACCCAGAGACCTTTGAGCCGCTCAAGGCTCTCCTGATGGACCCGTCGGTGAAGAAGGTTGGGCAAAACGTCAAGTACGACGTGAACTCGATCAAGTGCGCCTACGGGTTCTGGGTCGAGGGCATTCACGGGGACACGCGTCTATGGCGGAAGCTGATGGAGCCGGAGGCCGAAGCCAACCTCGACGCGATGGGCGAGCTGGTTGGGCTCGGCGGGCACAAAAACGAAGCCGAGTTTCACATCCAGGAGGTCATCACCAAGTTCAAGCGGCAGCAGGCGGCCTTGAAGCGCAAGGCGACCAAGGCCATGCAGCCCCCGAAGCTGAAAGAGGACGACCAGCAAGCCTCTCTCGATCTGGAGTTCTTCCTTCGCTCTCAAGAGCCGGCGGTTGAGTCGGAGCTCCGGTTGGGGGCGGACCCGCGCTCGGTCGTCTACTCGCTCATCCCGCGCGAGATCCTCCTGCGCTACAACGCTCGCGACTCAGTGACGACGGCAGAGCTTGGCGCGCTCCTAGAGGCTCGCCTCTCACGCGAACCGAACCTCGAGCGTATCTGGAACAGGATCGTCCACCCGGCCTCCATCGCAATCACGCGGGTCGAGAACTGGGGTGTTCCGGCCAGCTTGGATGCCATCCGCTCGTTCAGGGACACGCTGACCATCAAGCTCGCCGACGTGAAGACGCGCTTGGACGCCTACGGCGACGTGAACTGGGGCTCAACGCAGCAGGTTCGCGCGCTGCTCTACGACAAGCTCGGGCTTCCGGTGCCTCACGAGACGGACTCCGGGCTTCCGTCGACCGACGAAGGCGCGTTGGCTGCGCTCAAGCCGCATCACCCCGTCGCCGCCGACCTGCTCGCGTACCGCTTTCTGACGAAGATGGACGGGACGTACGCGACCGGGATGATCCCCCACGTCCGCGCCGACGGGCGAATCCACGGGAGCATCAACCTCGACGGCGCGCGCTCGGGTCGCACGTCCATGAGCGACCCGAACCTTCAGAACATCCCGCGCGCGGACGACTCGCCTGAAGGCAAGATGGCGCGTGACTGCATCGTCGCCCCGCCCGGCTACATTCTGGTGCAGGCGGACTTCAGTCAGCTGGAGCTCCGAATCGCTGCGATGCTTTCTGGCGACGAGGAGATGGCCGAGGTCTTCAGGTCGGGCGTCGACTACCACCTGCGCACGGCGCAGATGATCTCCTACGTCTGGGGCAAGAAGCCTGAGGAGGTCGGCAAGCCTGAGCGCTCGGGCGCCAAGGCCTTCAACTTCGGAATCCTCTATGGCATGAGCGACGAGGGCATCGCCAACCGCGCCGGCATCCCCGTCGACCAGGCCTCCCAGATTCGCGAGGCCATCTTCGGCAAGTTCAGGAAGCTCAAAGCCTGGATCAACCAGTCCCTCTACGAAGCCACTCAGACGGGCGTCGCGTGGACATGGTGGGACGGTCAACGCGCGCGTCGGCGCCCGCTCTGGCGCATCGGCGACACGGGGCACGACGACTACTCGAAGCTCCAGAAGTCGAAGGCGGAGCACTCCGCGTGGAACACACCTGTCCAAGGCACGGCGTCGGAGTTCTGCATCGCTTCGCTGGTGAAGGTCGTCGACCTCATCGTGAATCACGGGCTGCCTGCGGAGCTGGTTCTGCCCGTTCACGACTCGCTCCTGCTCGTGGTGCCCGAGAAGGACGCGATGCCCGTCGCGCACGAGGTCCACGGGGTCATGACGGGGTTCAACTCGAACGGGGTGCCTCTGGAGGCCGACGTGGAGATGGGCCCCGCGTGGGGCAGTTTGCAGAAGGTGAAGCTGGCGGCCTAACTGGGTGAAATCCCAAGGATTTCGAACAATTACAGGGCGTGGCGGTTGACGTGTCAGAGGTGTCGTGTAGATAGCGAGCACATCCGAGAGGCTGAGAATGTCGAATTTGCAAGAACTGGAAGTGGAGGACTACCTCGCTGAGTGCGTCCAGATCGACTCGCTCCAGCTTCAGGACGAATACACCCGGTTGCCGGCGGACATCGCCTACTGGAACGAGCGCTACGCGAAGGCTCTCCGCGCGCACCTCCGCTCGAAGATTGAAGGCGACCGGGTTGAAGCTCGGCTTCAGATCGAGATGCGCGAGATCCTGCTCGCCGAAGGCGTGAAGGTGACGGAGGCGCTGGTCAAAGCGCGCGTCGACCTGCACCCGGAGCAGCTTGCCTCGAGGGAGAAGATGGTGGAGGCGGAGGCTGAGAAGGCGCGCATTATGGGCGTCCTCGACGCGGTGCGGACCAAGAGGGACATGATCATCTCCCTCGGGGCTCACGCTCGCATCGAGATGCAGGGCGACCCGGTGCTGCGCGAACAGATGAGGGTGAAGAAGTTGCAGGCGCAGTCGGACGGATTTTGAGAGGCGATCCGCTGCCTTCGAACGCGGCGTCCAGACCGACGAAACTGGTCTCGAACGAAGGGTAGGAAAAGCAAATGAGCAACTTGGTCAAGTGGGGCGGTTACGACGAGGAGACGGCGGAAGCTGAGAAGAAGGACCTGGACAAGTCCAACGCTGCCTTCATGAAGCTGAAGGTCGGGAGGAACGTGGTCCGCTTCCTTCCCCCGATTCTGGGGCAGGGGTACGGGGAGAAGAAGAACTCCCCGTTCCGGGTGGTCTGGACGCATTACATCCGGATGCCGGGGAAGAAGGACCCGATCTCCTTCGCGTGTCCGAACCGCGAGGCGCGGGAGATGTGCCCGGCGTGCATGTACGCTGAGCAGAAGAAGGCGACGGGCAACCAGGCGGACAGCGACGCCGCCTACGAGCTGTTCCCGAAGCGGCGGGTCTACGCGGTGGTCATCAACCGCGAGGAGCCTGAGAAGGGTCCGCAGGTTCTCGGGTTCGGGAAGGTCGTTCACGAGGCTCTCGTCAAGATCCGCAAGGACGCTGACGCGGGCGGCGACTTCACCAACCCCGAGACGGGATTCGACATCATCATCGAGCGCCAGGGGACTGGGGTGAAGGACACCGAGTACACGGTGATGCCCGCGCGCAAGCAGTCCAAGCTCGGGAACAACGACTGGATCGAAGTCCAGCCCGACCTGAACGGGTTCGGGAAGGTCAAGTCGGCGGACGAGATCACCGCGCTCATTCGGGGCGAGGGTGACGGTGGAGGCGGCGGCAAGCAGGGGCGTGGTGGGGACGTTGTCGACGCGAAGGCCAAGCGCTCGCGCACTGCGGCCGACGACATGGACGACATCTCCGTCTGAGTAACCCCCCGGCAGACGGGTGGGAGCAGCTCTCGTCATGGGGATGGGGGCTGCTCCGTTTTTCTGGAGGCTGCGTGACTACGAGAGATCAAGCGCTCAAGCGCATCAGGGACAGGGTGCGCGCCAAGCTCGGCAACACTGATATCGCCGTGCTCCTGTCCGAAGGACACCGGGCCGCCGTGAAGGAGGTCATCCCGACCGGCATCGAAGTGATCGACCGCTACCTGCTCGGATGCGGCGGCTTCCCAGTCGGCCGCTTCTCCGAGATCTTCGGGGACGAGGGTACGGGCAAGACCAGCCTCTTCTGCGCTACGGCGGCGGGCGCTCAACGTGAGGGCGGACTCGCCATCCTCTGCGACACGGAGCACGCGTTCTCCGAAGAGCGCGCCGTGACGTTCGGCATGGACCCGGAGGGGCTCATCTTGCTCCAGCCGGACAGCCTGGAGGAGGCCATCGACGCCATGACGGAGGCGCTCAACGCAATTCCGTCTGACGTGGGCCCCAATCTGCTCTGCCTCGACTCGCTCGCCGCGTCGCCGCCGAAGGCCGAGCTGGAGGGCGAAGCGGGGGACATTGCGATGGGGGTTCGCGCGCGCCTGGTCAACAAGATGTACCGGACGCTTCTCTCCGTCATGTCCAAGAAGCGCTGCCACTTCATGGTCATCAACCAGATCCGCATGAAGATCGGCGTGGTCTT